ATTTAAATGGCATTAACAAAATTACCTAAGAACGCATTTGGAACAGGTTCAGTTGACGCAAGTAAAATTGAAGACGGAACAGTTCAAAATCAGGAACTAGCAGGTTCTTTATCAGAAGATAAATTCACAACAGGTACAATTGCTAATGCCTCTCTTTCTAATACTACAATCACAATCAATGGCACTTCAATAACACTCGGCGGTTCTTCATCAGTTGGTGTTGATGTCAATTGGCAATCAGTTCAAACAACAGGTTTTACAGCAGTCGCAGGAAATGGTTATTTTGTAGATACTACTTCAGGTGCGATTACTGTTACACTACCAGCAAGTGCTTCTTTAGGCGATCAGATAGCCATTAAAGATTACGCTGGTACTTTTGCGAGTAATAATTTAACAATCGGTAGAAACGGACATAATATTCAAGGTGTCGCTAACGATTCTTTAATTAGTACAAATAGAGCATCACTTCTTTTAGTGTATGTTGACTCTACAAAGGGTTGGATATACGCTGAGGAGAGTAATGTTGGTGATTTAGGATTACCACCAGAATATGTTACAGCAACTGGAGGTACAGTAACCACTTCAGGTAATTATAAGATACATACTTTTACAGGAGACGGTTCTTTTGTTGTTTCTAACGCAGGTCTTGTTACTCCTACTGGTGGTTCTGATACAGTTGATTATCTTGTTCTCGCAGGAGGAGGTTCTGGAGGATATAATATTGGTGGTGGAGGTGGCGCTGGTGGTTATAGGGAATCACATTCAACTTGTGTTTCTGGACCATATACAGCAAGTCCATTAGCAACCCCAACAGGTGTTACAGTTTCAGCAACAACTTATCCAATTACTGTAGGTGGAGGTGCTGCTGGTAGTGGTGCTTCAGATTCACCAGGTAATCAAGGATCAAATTCAGTTTTTTCTACAATCACATCTACTGGTGGTGGAGGTGGAGGTTCTAGGTATTTACCAGGACCTGGACTTCCTGGAGGTTCAGGTGGTGGAGGTGGAGTTACAGATGGATGTGCTCCAAGTTTTCCTACACTAGCACCTTGTGGTGCTAACAAAGGTTCAGGTAATACTCCATCTGTTAGTCCACCTCAAGGAAATGATGGTGGAGGTGTTCCAGGTGGTAATCCAGGTTCAGGAGGCGGTGGAGCAGGAGCAGCAGGTACAACAGCTGGAGGTTCTACTTCAGGACCAGGAGGAAATGGTACAACGAGTTCTATAACTGGATCACCTGTTACAAGAGCTGGCGGAGGTGGTGGAGGTGCTCACACAGGAATTGGTCAAACAGTTGGTACAGGAGGTTCGGGTGGTGGAACTGCTGGAGTTGGACCTGGTACCTCTAGTTCTTCACCAGCAAATAGTGGAGGTGGATCAGGTGGAGGAGGAAATAGTGGTGGACAAAGTGGCGCTGGCGGTAAAGGAATCGTTATAATTCGATACAAATACCAATAAGGAATTAATATAAATAGTAAGAGAGAAATTAACATATGGCACTCACAAAAGTACAAAAAACAGGTATAACAGACAACGCAATTGACGCTGATAAGATAGAAGACGGTACAATTGTTGCCGCTGATATAGCACCTGGTACAATTACAAATGACAAACTAGCAGGTTCTATCGCAAACGATAAACTCGCAAACTCATCTATTACAGTTAATGGTTCAAGTGTTTCATTAGGGGGTTCAGTTTCAGCAGGTAAAGTATCTTGGCAATCAGTAAAGACAGCAGATTTTAATGCCGTTGCTGGTGAAGGATATTTTATTGATACGACTTCGAGTGCGATTACAGCAACATTACCCGCTTCTCCAAGTGCTGGTGATACAATTGCTTTTAAAGATTATGCTGGTACTTTTGCTACAAATAATTTAACGATTGCTCGTAATGGAAATAATATTCAAGGTGTGGCAAATGATTCTTTATTATCAACAAATAGAGCTTCCGTTGTTTTAGTTTACATTGACGGAACAAAAGGTTGGTTATACACAAATGAATCAAATGTCGCTGATTTAGAAAAAATAGTATATGTGTCTGCTACAGGCGGTACTATTGCTACTTCAGGCGATTACAAAATTCATACTTTTACAGGTGATGGTTGTTTTGTTGTATCTACAGGTAATCAAGGAACAGGAACAGCAGTTGACTATCTCGTATTAGCTGGTGGTGGGGGAGGTGGACAAGAAGTTGCTGGTGGTGGCGGAGCTGGTGGGTTTAGAGAATCAAAACAATCTGGAGCACCTTGGACAGCAAGTCCTTTAGCAACTCCTACAGGTTTAACAGTTACAGCAACAACATATCCAGTTACAGTTGGAGGTGGAGGATCAGCTGGAGGTCCTACTGGTGTTGGTAATGGATCAAATTCAGTTTTTAGTACAATCACATCTGCTGGTGGTGGTGCTGGTGGGGCAGGAAGTCCAATTACTATAGCACAAGCTGGTGGTTCTGGTGGTGGAGGAAGAGGAAACTATCCATTATGTTATGGCGCAGGAAATACACCTCCTGTAAGTCCACCTCAAGGACAAAATGGTGGAGCAGGATATGGTCCATCACCTAATTCAGGATATTCAGGTGGTGGTGGAGGAGGCGCTGGAGTTGTTGGTGACCCAGCTTCTTTACACCCATTAAATGGTGGACAAGGAGGAGATGGTGGAAGTGGTGCTAACTCATCTATTTCTGGATCTCCAGTAGCTTATGCTGCTGGTGGAGGTGGAGGTTCTTATGCCGGAGGTGGTTCTCCAGGTTCTTGGCCAGGAGGTTTGGGAGGAAATCCTGGAGCTGGAAATGGTGGTGCTTGGGATAATTGTTATGGTACAACACCTGCTAAACACGCTACAAACGCTTCTGGTGTAAATAGAGGTATGGGTGGTGGAGGAGGAGGATCTTTCGGTGGAGATGGTGGATCTGGAAGTAAAGGTGTTGTTATATTAAGATACAAATTCCAATAATAAATAGAATTAAACAAAAACAAAGGTGAGTAAATAATGAGTGAAGAAACAAAAAAAGACATTATAACAATTGACGGTAAATCATATAGTTTAAGTGAGTTACCTTTAGATGTTAGAAATACAATTGTTGCTAGACAAGAAATACAACAATCTAAAGTAAGACACGAAATTGAGATGGAAAAGATTGACGTATTAACTAATTACTATAATGACAAAATTAAAAAAGGATTAGACGAGTATAATGGCAGCAAGAGCGAATCTACGGATTGATCAGGGCGCAACTTTTAATACAGACGTAACCGTTTCAGGTTCTGACGGTACAGCGTTTAATTTAACGGGATACACAGCGTCAGCGAAACTATCACAAGGTTACGCTTCCACAAGAACAAGAACATCTTTTACAACTGCCATAGCGTCAGATGCGACAACAGGTGTAATCACATTATCTCTTACAGCCGATCAAACTAGTGCACTAGAGGCGCCTGCGAGATACGTTTATGATGTAGAAATACTAAAAACTTCCGATAGTTCAATAACAAGAGTTATCGAAGGAATAATTACAGTTAGTCCATCAGTTACAACATAATCTTTAATAAATAGTTATTATAAATATACTTAAAAGAGAGAGGGTATAATGGCTGTTGTAAAAGCACGTATAAATTCAAATAATTCATCAGGACCTCAACAGGTTTCTGTAACGATTCCAAGTGCGACAGCTGCCCAAACTTTCAAAAACTTAAATGACGTGAATGTAACGACACTTGAAGACGGTGCCTTAATTCAATATAATGCCTCATCAGATAAATTTGTAACGACAACAACAATATCAACCGATACAGGTACATTAAAACTGAGCGGTGGAAACTTTTAAAAAAGGAATTAAGCAATGCCAACAATTATTCAGATAAAAAGATCGTCAGGAACATCGGCACCAGCGGAACTAGCACAAGGTGAACTGGCCTATACATACGGCACGGGTACCCAAGGTAATAACGGTGATAGGCTCTTCGTAGGAACTGGTACAGAAACAGACGGCGTAGCCGCTAATATAGATATTATCGGTGGTAAATATTTTACATCATTAACAGATCACGTACCTGGTACACTAACAGCGAGTTCAGCTTTACTAGTTGACTCTAACAAAGCAATTGATGAATTGTTTGTTGGTAACTCTGCTGCTTCAGGTGGTACATTAAAATTAAACGAAGGTACTAATAACGGTGCTCATTTCATAGGACTTAAAGCTCCTAACTCAATAGCAGCTTCAGTTACTTACACATTACCAGGTTCTGATGGAACAAGTGGACAGGTTTTACAAACAGACGGTTCTGGTAATTTAACATTTGCAACTCCCGCAGCAAGTTCATTTACATTATCTGCTGATAGTGGAACAAATGATTCATTTTCAACAGGCGGTACTTTAACCTTTACTGGTGGTACTGGTATTGACACATCAGTTTCAGATGATCAGATTACAATTGCAGTCGACTCTACAGTTGCAACTGCTTCATCTACAACTACATTTACAAACAAAACATTTGACGCAAACGGAACAGGTAACTCAATATCAAACATTGAAGTAGCTGATTTTGCTTCTGGTGTTTTAGATACAGATATTACTTCAGTATCGGCAAGTGATGATACTCTTGCTTCTGCGAAAGCGATTAAAACTTACGTAGATGCTCAAGTAGCTAATCAGATGACAACGTTTACTATTTCTGATGATAGTTCAACAACGTCAACGATTACACAATCTGATACTTTACAATTTTTAGGTGGAACTGGTATAGGTTCTACAGTATCTGGTGACACAGTAACTTTTGCGATTGATAGTTCAGTTGCTACATTAACTGGTTCACAAACATTAACAAATAAAACGTTAACTGCTCCAGTTATCTCAACAATCAGTAATACAGGTACATTAACATTACCTACATCTACTGATACATTAGTTGGTAGAGCGACTACAGATACATTAACTAACAAAACAATTAATAGTGCTTCAAACACAATTACAATTACCGAGTCAAACATTTCTGACTTAGGTTCTTATATTACTGCTTCAAGTACAGATACATTAACTAACAAGACTATTAACTTAACAAATAATACTTTATCAGGTACTACTGCTCAATTTAATAGTGCTTTAAGTGATGGTTCTTTTGCTACATTAGCAGGAACAGAAACATTAACAGGTAAAACTATTGATAGTGCTAATAACACAATCACATTAGATTTATCTGAAGGAACTTTAACTGGTACAACTGCTGAATTTAATTCTGCTTTATCAGATGGTTCTTTTGCTACATTAGCAGGAACAGAAACATTATCTAATAAAACATTAACAGCACCTAAATTTGCTGACGGTGGTTTTATTGCTGATGCTAATGGTAATGAGTTAATTTTATTACAAACAACTACAAGTGCTGTCAATGAGTTAGAAATTACTAACGCTGCGACAGGTAATGCGGTTCAAATCGCAACAACTGGTGGTGATACAAACATTGATTTAAAAATCAGTCCAAAAGGTTCTGGTGTTGTTGATGTTGACTCAAGTAGAATTACAAACGTTACTGATCCATCTAGTGACCAAGATGCTGCTACAAAGGCATATGTTGATAGTGTTGCGAACGGATTAGATGTTAAAGATTCAGTAAGATATGCTTCAACAGCTAACGTTGCTGGTACTTATAACAACGGTGCTGGTACAATTACTGCTGGTTCAAACGGTGCGTTTTCTATTGATGGTCAAACTCCATCAGCAGGTAATAGAATATTATTAAAAGATCAGTCAAGTGCTGTTCAAAACGGTATCTATACAGTAACAACTGTTGGTGACGGTTCAACAGCGTATGTATTAACAAGAGGTCCAGACGCAGATACTGCTGCTGAATTAACTGGTGGTACATTCTTCTTTGTTGAAGAAGGTTCAACAAATGCCGATAATGGTTATGTTGCAACTCACAATGGAACACCAACTTTAGGTTCAACAGATATTACATTTGCTCAGTTCTCTGGCGCTGGTCAAATTAGTGCTGGTGCGGCGTTATCTAAAACAGGTAACCAACTTGATGTTGAGGTAGATGATACAACAATTGAAGTATCTGGTGACGCTTTACAAGTTAAAGCATCTGGAATTGGTACTAACCAATTAGCTGCTACAGCAGTTACAGAAGCTAAAATTGCGAACAACGCAGTTACTGTTGCTAAATTAGCTACTACTTTAGATTTATCATCTAATACAATTACTTTACCAAGTTCGTTTACTACAAATAGTGGTACACAAACTTTAACTAATAAAACTATTGATGCTTCTTCAAACACACTATCTAACATTGGTAATAGTTCATTATCAAATAGTACAATTACTATTACAGGTAGTGACTCATCTTCAGATGCAGTTGCTCTTGGTGAAACTTTAACAATTGCGAATGGTGAAGGTATTGTAACAGCTATTGCTTCAAACACTTTAACAATTACTGGAGAAAACGCTTCTACATCAAATAAAGGTATTGCTTCATTTAGTGCTGATAACTTTACAGTTACATCTGGCGCAGTGGCAGTAACGGCAATTGACGGCGGAACATTTTAATTAGTCGTCAACCTTAGGAGATTTTTGATATGGCGACAATTATAAAGCTTAAACGAGGTACAACTACACCCACGACTAGTGATCTAGCGAACGGTGAAGTAGCAATTGATACCTCGGCACGTAGGCTTTATATTAATGATAGCGGTACAATTAAACCTATTATAGGTAACGAATTGGCAGCTGCTGCACTTGGTGGCGATGTAAGATCATATACAGGTGATGGTTCGACAACAGCATATACAGTTTCAATTGGTGCTAATGTCGAAAATGTTTTAGTTTTCGTCAACGGTGTTTATCAAAGGCCTACCACAGATTATACTATATCTAGTACCACTTTAACTTTTGGAACAGCACCTGCAAGTTCAGATGCTATTACTATTAAAGAGTTAGTCGAAGGACTAAACTCAATGTATTTTGCTGACGATAGTTCAACAACAGCAGAAATACAAGCTGGTAATACGCTTACATTAGCTGGTGGTACAGGTATATCATCTACAATATCTGGTAGTACAGCAACTTTTGCGATTGATAATACTGTTGTAACAACGACAGGATCACAAACTCTTACAAATAAAACTTTAACAAGTCCTGTAATTTCATCTATTTCAAATACAGGTACACTTACACTACCTACAAGTACAGGTACGATTGCGCTAACAAGTGATATTCCTACAAATAATAATCAATTAACAAATGGTGCAAGTTATATTACTGCTTCAAGTACAGATACATTAACTAATAAATCTGGTAATATATCTCAATGGACTAATGATAGTGGTTATCTAACATCATTTACAGAAACAAACGATTTAACAGCGGCAGTTACTTGGGCAAATGTTCCTAACGCAAATATTACTCAAAGTTCAGTTACTCAACACCAAGCGGCTTTATCAATTACCGAATCACAAATTAGTGATTTAGGTTCTTACATCACTGCTTCTAGTACAGATACACTAACCAATAAATCTATTAGTTTAACAAACAATACTATTTCAGGAACAACAGCAGAATTTAATACTGCATTATCTGATGGTTCATTTGCTACATTAGCGGGAACAGAAACACTTACGAACAAAACAATAAGTGGTTCTTCAAACACATTATCCAACATTGGTAATGCGTCTTTAACTAATTCATCTATCACAATAAATGGTACAGCAGTATCATTAGGTGGTAGTACAACAATTTCAACAGCATCAACTTTAACTATTGCTGATGACACATCTACAACTGCTTCAATAGATTTAAATAGTGAAACATTAACAGTTGCTGGTGGAACAGGAATTACAACTTCTGTATCTGGTAATACTTTAACAATTACAGGAAGTGCAACACAAAATACTTTTTCAACGATCAATTTAAATGATTCAACTAATATTGTAGCAGATTCAACTACTGATACTTTAAATTTAGATTCTTCTGGTCTTATAAGTATTACAGGTGACGCATCAACAGATACAATTACGGTTGGAACAGTATCAT